TTAGACTGGATATTTTAACCGTGCCGCTTCTTTATCTGCTGCGTACTGAGCTTTTCGTGCAGTAATGGCATCTCGAACCGCTTGCTGCTTCGCCACCTCTCCGGGACCATCGCTTACCACCGCCGCCAGGTACGCCTGATTTAGCGCGTCGATATCTTCTTGGTATGCAGATGAAATGACCTGCATTTCAGCCTGGAGAAGCTCCCCGTTGGTTTTGGGTGGGTTGACGATATCCATTGCCTCTTTCTCGGTGATCGGGATAAGGCCATCTTTGATGAAGGCATCTTGAGAGCCATCTGATGGGTATGCGTACACTGCGGAATTAGAATCTTTGAAATATTTCATGATCACACCATTTCAGCCCAAATCATGTTGGAAAGTGAGCCGGCAGTTTTGGTTATGGAGTAAGTCGCCCCAGCGGGAACGATAAACGTCATGCTCGGCCCATTATGAGTGGCGGATGACTCTACACCGATGACCCTGGCGACGTTAGCCCCATTCACTGCCGCAACTGCGGTTCCGAAGCTCGTAGCATCACACGAATAGATGACCAGCATCGGGCGCGTGGCGCTGTTGGTGTAGGTAACACCCATTACACGGCTGCTGGTGACGTTTGTATATGTCCCGCCCATGGTGGCATCGCCAGCGGCCACCGTTCCGCTTGTGGTTCCTACATCTTTATATGCCGCATTTCCCAGCGCGAGTTCATCAGCCACATAGTATGACAGCCGCTTCCATCCAGTGGTGGATTGATCTGGGTTGTTGGTGTTGTCATCCTGAGTGCACTTGAATATTGTCACGCCGTCTCCAGCCAGGAGTAATGCTCCCTTCGGATAACCGCCAATAGCCGTGCAAAATGCCGAATCGAATTTATTCATGGCTCCAGCGCTAAACCATCGGCACAGTGCTGACAGCTCAAAAAGCACCTGGTTCATGTCCTGACCTTTCGGGGGAAGGCCGCCGGCAGACTTCAAGATCATCGTGATTGCTGGAAAACCATCGGTATATGATGCGGTGTTGTCTCCGGCCGGAGTTGATGGAAGAAGAGGCTCTCGCAAGCCATTTATTCCAAAGGGTACGCCTTGTTTTGCTGGTGAATCGACAATCTTCATTATCAACCTCTATAAAATGTTCCGTCATTAAACGGATAGGCTTCTTCTGTAAAACCAAAATATGGCGGAACTATTTGATTTATTCTTAAAAGCACTCCACTGGGGATGGGGGTGACTTCATAGTTTTGCAAAATTGAAATTTCAAAGGGCTCAAGATGGAACTCAAACGTTATCCCCATTGTCATTTCTTTGTAATTTATGCAATAGCACCTTCCGCGTCCATTGAATAGCATTGTCAAAAACCTATTTACATCTGGAATTGTTGCAATGCTAATGTTTGAAAACGCCTTGCATAATATCAGGGTTCTATATGCGTTATCTGACAGTCTGACTGTTTCTGTTTCTTGCAGTCCAGCATAGAAAGGCTGATCATTAAAAGGGCTAGGATAGCCATCACTTCCATCATCAGCCTCAGAAAACCCGAAACTATCAGAATCAATTGACGCTTTTATGTATCTGGAAACTCCGACAATTTTACCCCACATGTCCAGGCCGAAAGATTCGCAAGTGGTCAAATCCCAAACCCTATCGATGAATTCATTGGTGAAATCATCAAGATTCACAGCTTGATTGAACGTATCGATAATGGAGAGAAGTGATTTACTTGCGGAATACTGAGTTAATATCGTCTCTTTCCATGTCATACCAGCGTTACCTGTACGTCGCTAGCCTGTATCGTCGGTATTTGATCAATCCCCGGCGTTTCTGCTGCGGAGTATATGGAACCATCAAGGGAAACGGTTATCGATGTAATGTTTACTGAGTTTGGCGAGATAGAAATGATTGGTGCGTAATATTTTCCAGTGCCGATTGTTGCCCCTATGCGAGACTTCTCAATCCCCTCATAACCTCCATTGAAAACATTAACCACCATATTCTGAACCTGGGTTGTGATGTCAGAAGGTAAATCCGGGTTATTGGTGATGCTGACTTTAAAGTAAGTTCTAACCGGTGCCACCTTTTCCCACTGGATATCGTATTCAGGGTATGGCGCCTGATAGTTTACCTTGTCATAAACGGTAACGTTAGTGTTCCCGTTCATGTTACACCCCAGGTTGTATTTTGAGAAAATGGCCTCAGCCACATCTGCATCTAGACCGCCATAGACACCGATATAAATGGAGTTGCCGGCCACGGGAAAATTTGTCGATCCTTTGTTTACTGGAGTGGATAACCGGTTAGACCAAACATAGGCATCAGCCACGCCCGCAACGTCCAGAACGGCGGCGCGGGTGGCGGCGTCGGTATTTGCCCCGCCTCGGGCTACGGAGTCCTTACGACGAGCCTCAAACGCAATGCGCGACTCTACATCAACACCGACAACGCCGGCCGCCGGGTTGTATACCGTGTCCCAGCCGGACACCGCTCGGTAGATTTGGTTTAGCTCGCCAACACCGCAAGGAATGGGTCCAGGTGTGACGTTTTGGAATTGCACATCAACCGATCCAGATGCCGGGATTGTGGAATCATTGATGCTCCGATAGATGTACCCTGCGTTATCCTGGGCGCTGCTACCCGCAGGGATAAGCGTTCCTACTGCACCAACGCACGTCGCTGTAACGATGGTTCCCTGAGCAGAAATCCTATCCTGAAAATAGAGGCGCCCGATCCCATCCTGAAATCTTCCCTCGGCAAAGTCAGGGTTCATCTGGTTGAACAGACAAAGCAGCTTGTCATATACCTGCGCCACGATTTCCGTATCAGACTGCGCCAGCTGCCCCTGCGGAGAACTCAGCGACTCACTACCGCCCCCTAGAGAGGTAGACATATCAGTGAGCCGGCCAGCCAGAATGTCGGCTACATCCGGGACTAACAGGCCATTCTCAGTAATGGTTACGTCAGGGACTGCCGTTGTTAAATTCGTCATATCGTAACCTGTGATTGATTTCCGTCTTTATCCGTAACGAGCAGCGTTCCGCGCGTCTGTCGGGTTTTTCTATCCGTGAACACTGAACAAACAGCCTGATCGACGATGGGTAGCTTTTTGGCTTCGGCCTGCATCTTCGTCGCGATAAACCCGGCTGATGGACTCTTTCCTAAAACATCCTGCTTCCATGGGATGCCTAGCGTGGTGTCGTAATAGCATTCGCCAGAGAACACCAGGCATGCGCTGGCGACATCCTGCGCCACCGCCTCACCACCGGTTGCGATCGCCAAATTTCCCGAACCGTCCAGGGTTAAATCCCACGTCTCTCTGCTTAGATTCATCGTTCTATATGTCATACGGGGTTCCCTGGTTTCTCTGATGTAACCGTTCCGCTCCCGGTCTGGATACCATTAATCTTGTGATCGTGGTCATCATAGGCGTCGCGAAGCTGTTTGATGGATGCGCTTTGTGTGCCGGAGTTATCGATGATATCGCCCGCAGCGATGATATTTTCTCCCGCCTCAATGCCGCCCGACACCTTTAGCAGTGGCGTGGTCATATCAACTCCGCCCGGCGCGGTGACGGTCGCTTTTTGGCATGTGATGTTCACATCGCCAGGGCTGACGATGTTGATCTGGCTATCCGCGAACTCGACGTATTGGGATGGCTGCTCGTTGAGGAATCCGCCCAGGTATAGCGCATCGGATTTGCTGTGCGTCCGGCGGCTACCCGGCACCGATTGCGACCGGTTTGCTCTGACTACTGAATTGTCCCGATCGCACACGGCAATCATGCCAATGTCACCCGGCACCGGGTTCATGATGACGGCCGAGTTTCCGCGCTGCAGACGGAAAACGGGGACGTTGTAGATGGTGCTGTTGGCGATGGGCTTACCATACTTGTCTACCCGCTGTACCAGTGGAGTCACATCAACAACGAGATTTGGGGCTACCCCATTAACTGCATTTACCACCACAAGGTTGATGAAAAACTTACCGGACATGAGCATTTCGAACATGTAGCTAAAAGATTCAGCGTTGTTTGACTGCGCGTTACTTGGAGTGAATAAATTGTCATCCATTTTTCTGCTGTGCCTCTCGTCTTGCTTTATCATCCCTGGTCGCAGTGCATACCGAATGCCATGGGCCGCCAGGAACCCATGACGACAACTCATGCTTCACGGTAGTGAGCTTGTATCTTCCACTGGCATGAGGAAGATCGGTTTTCATGTCAATGAATCGCCCAATGGACAAAAGGGAAGAATATTGCGTTTGAAACATAATTCCGCCCGATGAAAATATCGGGTATCCGATAAGACCGTATTCTTTTGAGATGTAGGGAACAACCCCTTCCCTAGCGCCTTGTGACGGCCAGAATTCGATATTGTCAGGAGGAGCAGCCAACATCCCTATGCCGTAATCAGTGCAAATGTGGTGAAGCTGGTCAAACACACTACCCTCAAAATACGGGCTTCCTGATGTGGTCATTCCCTCCATCTTTTGGAACGTGGCGTTGTACCCGGCAGCAGAGCAAATCGATGTGATCACGTCGGTTAGCTTCTGGGGGTCTTTGGCTGAGAATGGCCTTGATGCCATGTTCTGTAACTCAGCATTTGCGGCGGCGGAGATCATCAGGCAGCTATCTGGAGCCGCGTTCATATTGGCGATAGAGGACGTCATTAACCCTGAAAAGACATGAGACTCATCAGCAAAAATAGAAACGTTGATTTTTTGCTCTCTAGAGTCAACCAAGCCCTGAGCCTTGTAAGATAGGGAGTCAAGAAGCTCAAGGCCAAGGCCATAGATTGATATCTCCGCGCTACTTCCAGTCATCCCGATGACAGCATTCAAAGACACTAACGCCTTTACGTTTGAGATGGATATTTTGTTATTGCCGGGTTTGTCGAATGACGATGTTTGATTAGTAAACTCGAAGCGCAAGGAGTGCTGTTTATACAAGGTCAGACTCCTCTAGATAAAATAGCTGATACCTTCCACCTAAATCGTCCCATGCCGGGTCGTTCTGGCCGTTAGTGTCCAGGAAAACCAGATCGCCCTTAAATCCCAGGTAGGAATAGCGCACCATGCGGTTTCCGTAGTAACAGGGAACCCCCTGCATGATCGGGTTTCCGTCCACCGTCAAATCCATGTAAAGAGCGCTGGTTCGCTGAATCAGGCGGATGTCACATTGCTGGCCGGAAAGGTTGACGCTAAAGTTTTGAGACTTTAGCGGCTGAATAGAGACGGTCATCATGGCTTGGTCGCCTCCGCAATATCCTTGGCCACGTCAGCGGCCTTTTTCGTTGCGCTACTCACCACGTCTAGAACAGGCTCTTTCACCGTGTCTAGAGCGCTCTGGAATCCGGCGCTCAGGGTCTTTTCTACATTCCCTACCGCGCTGGACAGCGACGATTTCAGATTCCCCCATGACTTGCTTAGTTCATCAAGCGTTGACGGCTTGGCACCGCCATTCGTTTTACCTCCAGCCCCTGTCCCGGTATCACCCTGGCTTTTCTGATCATCTGTTGGCTTTTTATTTGACTGTGCTCCAGATAGGGAAACCTCCATCTGCTGCATGACCTCTTGAAATTCAAGGTAAACGATAAGCAATGACACTCCGTTGCGGTGAGTAACCTCGTAGAAGTGACCCACCAGGTCATAGCTCTCTAGCGTCTCCTTGGGGGTCTCTATGTCGTAAAGAGCGGCGGCAGACAACATGTCATAGATGGTTTTCAGCGTGTCAGACTGGCTGATAAGCGTCAGATCGAAGATGTTTGGAATCGTTCCGGTAAATCCCGTCAGGCCATTAATGATCACAGAGCATCTAACCCTGGATGGCTCCTTGACCTTGTTAATGGCCTGGTACTTCCCACCCTCAACTGGCGCGGTTGTTATCTGTGCCCTTCCAACAGGCTGTACTGATGCCATCCCGCTGAACTCAAGAGCCACAGTAGCGTCACCATGCTTTCGGATAACGTATGATGGGCTTAGCGTGCTATTAATGATGGATAGCGGGGAGCCGCCGCCGATGGCGTTGAAAATGTTCGCCGTGTTCAGGTTCAAAATGCTCATTTTCACCCCAATAAAAAACCCGCCGAAGCGGGTTGTTTTGCATCTTAGCGATTATCTCGCCACTCTCTTTAATTTGCGGTTATCGGAGCAAATGCCCTTCCCCTTCAAGCTGGAGCTATACATCGCCAGCATGTTCATGGAGCCGTCAAGATACTTGGACATATTCGGATCGAACTTGGCGATGTCATCTTTCGCAGACTGCCAAATCCGGTCGATCATCTCCAACTTGAAGCCAAGCTCCTTGGCGTTACACCACCGTTCCTCTGATTGGTGCTTGGAGATGTACTCCCCCTCTAGGGCGTCGAGATACTCGATGGCCTCAGTGATCTGACTTTTGGTTAGCTGGTTGATGTGCTCAACCTCGAAACGGTGGTGTACCAGCTTCCAGATATCAGGGTAAATCCGGCCAAGACCGGTGGTGATCAAGCGCTCAACGGTTTGGCGCAGCGGGGTAAGTTGAGTCGTCGTGGTTTGGCGCGGCTTCGACTCCTGATATTCACCAGTCTTACGGATTGTCGGAAGTACCTCGGCAGTCACCCACTTGCGGAAGGTGTGCGGGACGGTTCCTGGCTTGATGGCGTCGCGGCAGCGAAGCACCAAGGTGTACATTCCTGACTCACTGACGATGTTAGCCTCGCCCTGACGCCCTATGTTAAACATAGATCGTTCATCTTCATCCAGCCTTTCAACAGCTTGCGTGACGTTCTTGATGCCAAGCGCGAAGCAAACGTCTTGTGCTAAAAACCACGGCTCACCATCTTTACTTAGCACACGAATTTCTTTGTCGCCGAACTTAAACATGGTGAAATCTGCACTTGCTTTTGCTATAGTTTTCATGTCGGTTTGATCTCCGATAATTGTTGATATTGAAGCCTCGACTGTTCCAGCAGTTGGGGCTTTTTCTTTATTGCTGCTTGATAAACCCATCTTCTTTCAGACTCCGCTCGATACGTTTCACCACCTCACTATTCAGTGAGCGCCCTTCCTCTTTTGCTACCACCTTCAACAAATCCTTTAGATGCTTAGGGAATCGAATCCCTACCGGCGCAATGTCTCTTACCTTTTCCATTTATTCCACACCCTCTTCATCGTGTAGTGATTACACATATATTACATCGTGAGCGTAGATTGTCAAACGCTTTATGATTACATTGTGTAGAGGTTAATTACACAGGCGTCTAGAAACATGAAAATCAGAGACATAGCACCGTATGGCATCAGAATGCCTGCTGATCTGAAAGAAAAATTGCAGGCTATAGCCAAAAAAAATGGAAGATCGCTCAATTCCGAGATAGTGAGAATTCTTGAAGAGTATGTGGAGCCACCAAAGGTTGATGACATGCGGGCTCTATCCGAATCAGAACTTAGCTCACCGGAAAAAATGCACGAATGGATGCGTGAGCTATCAGAAAAAATAAAAGCCATCGAAAAGGTTGTTGATAAACATTTATCAAAAAATGATTAACTAGATAACAAAGGGAAGCGCAATGGACGGAATCATCACGGTGGTAGTGATCTTTTTTGTTATCGGCATCATTGCCGAGGTGCTAAAACCAAGGTGCTGCGATATCTGCGGGACTCCATTTAAAAGGAAATATTTTACATGGGAAATTGATGGAAAAAAGAATCATTTATGTCCAAAGTGCAATAGCAAAATGGAAAAAAGAAAAAGCGATCAATCATTTAGGAGTAGGTTTGGTTGAGTCAACTCCATTGGTTGTGTAAAAAGCCCGCGTTGCGGGCTGTTTTGTCTTAAAGGGGGCTTATGGATACGATTATACGGCCATCTTCTAGCTTTATCCCAACTCCGCAACTCTGCCCATTAGATAAGTATGCCTTTGCTTGATAAAAATTATCATTAACTTTATTTTGTATCTCAACCCTTTCACATGAAGGGGCGTTCATATTTAAAAGATTGGATAACCTGTCATCGGTTATGTTATTGGTTATGATTTTATTAGCAGAGTCATAGCTGTCTTTGAATATTTTTGTCACAAGCTCGCATGATTGGCTTGCGTAAGATTCTTCCTGTCGCTTTTCATTCAACCATATATAACCAAATGAAATTGCAGAAAAAATAAATATTGCAGACAACGCCTTGGGAAGAGATATCTTCATTTATTCAACCCCGATAGATTCAGTTATCCACGAACGGCGCTAGAAAATGCTTGGTTAGTGGACGCTCTAGCGAGTTGATTATTGGCGCTTCTTGCCAGTGAGTCAACCGTGCTGGCGTCAGCCTGGTTAACCTCAACTTTCTGTATGTGAGTATTGATCACGGTCGATGATCCGCCAGCATACGGCGGCATACCGTGTTGCATGCCTCGCATGTTGTAATCGTCCATGACCTTACCGGCATACTGCAAGCTCTCAAGCGGGCGCTTCACAAACTCGCCACGACCATTGATAAATCCATCCCCGCGCCCCTGATCTATCCATTTTCTTGTGTTACCTGGTCCCCAATTGTAAGCCGTGAGCGCATCCTCAATGTTCCCATCGAACATTTTCAGCATCTTTGACATGTAGAGAGAGGCGGCGGCGCGCGACTTTTGCGGGTCTAATCGCTCGTCAATTCCGTTGCCAACAGAAAGCCCCATGTCCGTTGCCGTTCCGCGCATTAGCTGATATTCACCAACAGCACCCGCCGAGCTGAACAATCTCTTGCCACCGCTAGATTCAATTTGTCTGATTGAATCTAGCATCCTACCCATATCAAAACCGTTGCCGCCGACGATATTGGGGGGCATGCTCCCAGCGTTTGCACTACCCATCCACCCGGTGAGAAAGTTCCACGCATCTTTTCCAAGTGTTGACTTTTTCTGTCTTTCTTTATACTTATCATTAAGGTAGTGCCAATAACCTTTACCCTCTGATTCAGCACCTTTTTTAACGGAATTAACAGCAGCGGTGGCTGCTGTCGCTCCAATCACTAGAGGATTCATCCTCAGACCAACAGCTAGAAGAAGAAATAAAGTGTTGGCAGTTCCGATGGACTCAGTGAGTTTTTTTACTGCTCCACCCGCCTTTTCAAAGAACCCAACGATGTCGCCCTTGTTATCCTTAAGCCACGCCATAAGCTCCTGCTCAGCCTTTAGGACTTCGGGGCCAAATGTGGCGATTAACTCCTGCTTAACCTGTGCAAATTGGGAATCGAGCGCCCTGGTGGTCTCCAGGATTTTGCGCTGTGCCTCTTCCTGCTCCTTGGTCAGCTTCCAGCGCTTCTCTTCCTCTGAAACCATCTGAACGGCTTTACCGCTCTTGATGTCACCGGCCAGATTTGGATCGTAACCGAACCCAGCCAAAACTTGCATTAGCTGGTCTTTAGTGTGGTCTTTACCGTATTTCTGGAACTCTTTCAGGGCGCTGGTAGAGCTACTACCGAGCTTGTTGATGTCGATGCCGGTACGTGCGCCGAGCGTGAGTAGGTTTTGCGCCTCCCCCGTCAGGCCTCCGAAGATGGTCGGGTCTTGTAGGTTGGCTAGTGCCATCTTTGCGTTCATCTGAGCGCCAAGAAAAGCACCGCCATTTTGCCCGATTCGCGCAAAACCGTACTGTGTACCGAGAACGTTACTCGCACCAGTGCCAAGGATGCGGCCAATGTTGCTGGCGCGAACGATCGATTCAGCGCTGCTCTCGAATGCTTTATGGATTCCTACGGCAACGGCGGTCATCACCCCACCGACAGCGACAAAGCGAGTGGTAAGGCCAAGGAAGCCGCTGAAAGCCTTGTTTAGCCCCTTAAAGGCATCGGTAGCCTTATCTGTCTCCTTCTTTGTCTTTGCCATTGATGCGGCAGTGGAACGATCGATAGCCTCCGACAACCCCTCAATGGCGCTCTTGAGGTCTTTGGCTTCCTCTTTTACCTTACGCTTCCCGGCAAGAAATTCCTCGGTTTTAACCGTGACTTTATACGCCAACTCTTCAACGATCATTTACTTCTCCAGGAACTGATGCCAAGCGCGCTTGTTATGCGACTCCACCGCGATAATCTCCAGCAGATTGAACGCATCACGCACAGATAGCCTCTCTTGCAGGTCAAGGTAACTGGCCTTTCCCGAAGAAATGATCGTGTGCATCTGTGCGGATACGTTTACCGGCGACACCAATTTAGGTGGTTCCGGGTCTGGCTGGATGAAGGGGTACTTTACGCGGCTGCGATTGATAAAAAAGAGAAATTTACCTCGAAAACTCGGTCTAAGAGCTTGCGAATGGTCTCCACTTCCTCGAAGTCTTCCGGAATTACCTTACGGGTTTGCTGTCCGCCATCATGGCGAATAACCACCTCGACGGTGGAGATAAGGCGATCGCGAAGATTGCGGGAGACATCCGGCGGCGCTACCGACAAGACGTTCATCCCCAGCGTGGCAAGGCCAGCGCAACCCATGGCGATCACGTCGGGAGGAACCCCGGTAAAGTTACTTTCCCCCATAGAGCGGAAAAGGTCTTGCGCCATCTCATCAGCATCCCATGCCGACATTTCTGTGATGATGAACTCTTTCCCGTGATCGCGGTTGTTATCTTCGACGATGTAGGTGATTTGTTTTCTCATTAGATGGCACTCGGCGTAATGGTTTCAAAGTGGAATACAACGGGGCGCGGCTGGAGGATGCGGCGTCCAGGCGGCAACGGTGGCATGCTGAACAGCACCCCGTTCACCATCGTCCACTTTTTGCTGAGGGCTGGCACAACTAGGGTGGCGTTTACCGCGAACTTTGAGATCGCCGTTCGTTCAGCCGATACCATGTCGTCCAACTTACCCAGGGCAGATGATGTCGGCATCAGGGTTATCGTGAACTCCGCAGGGTTGAAAACGAAACCTGCGTGGTATTGGCCGTCGGCCGACATGATTTCCTCGGCGTTCTGCAGCGGTGCGGTGTCAAACATGTTGTCGGCTGCGTAGTCGTCAACATCAATCCCGCCAGGGTAGTAGGCAGGAACGACGAGACGCAGCTTGGAATTAGCACTTGTAATATCGATAGGCATTGTGTCGTCCTTACAGGATAGCGGTTGAAGACATCGTGATGCTTTGGATCAGGCCGCCATCGACGTAGTAAAAAATCACGCCTTTCAGGTCGCGCTCGATGCGGTTAGCGCCCGGCTGAGGCGGGATGTACAGATACCATCCCTCTGAATACAACGCGCTGGAGATATCAGTGCCGACTGTGTTATTGATGATGCGAATCTGCGCCGAGTCCAGCGCCACACCCTTACGGATGGCACCGAAGTTGAGCGCCTGTTGGGCCACGTCGATCACGGAAGCATTGACAGCCGCATATCCCTGGGCGTTAAAAGGATAGGACTGATTAGCAGTGAACAGGCTGGCAAACGCTCCTACCAGATTTGCGTTCATCCACACCTGGCACATGAAGGTGTCAAGCCACTCGAATTTACCGGTAATGGCGCCATTCGACGTGTATTGCGCCATGGTCTTATTCAGGCTATATGACCCGTAGAAGTTATAGCCATTAGAGAGCAGCGCATTGTAGGTTTGCCCGTCGGTAACATTCGGAGCCAGGCCAGGGAAGTCGCGGAACTTGTAGGAAACTCGGCCATTGGTGCGCGCAAAATCCAGCGATGCGGCATATGCCAGCGCGGGGATTGCGTACAGATAAGAGCCATACACCGGGAACACATTTTCGTAACCATTCGCTACGACGACTTTCTGCATGAAGCACTCGGCGTTATTAGCAACGGTAGCGGCCTGTGAGGGGTCATGCACAACATACCCAAACCGGCTATTTGACGCACTCACCCAGGCGCAAAGCTCCTGTTTTTGATCAGCGTCCAATTCAACCAACGATGAGAATAGAGCCCAATCTTGGCTTAGGTTGATGACGTTATTCATCATATCCGTCATCGTTACAGGAGCGCTGCCCGGCGATGTGGTGGCCGCCGTATCCGTGGTTAATTTCAGGCCAGTAGCAAGGTCTCCAGCATCGGCAACGCTAACGGAGCTTGCAGCGCCCGTAGTTAGTGAGCGGATGATGAACCTATTGGCAATAGGGAGCCACTCTACCAACACCTTGCTGGCACCGATACCGGTAGTCAGCTTGGTGGCGATGTCGGAGAAGCTTGTAGCCGTGGACAGGTCGATGGATGTGCTCGTTACTACTGATCCATCCACCATTAATTTTACTGTTCCTGCGCTGATTGATGTCAGGCTGGATAGAGTAACTCCTTTCATACTGCCAGATAGCAGATATCCAGCTACGGCCGAGGTAATCACCCGGGTGATGAGTAGTTTCCCCGGGATTACAGATGAGTTGTCATAGCCGTTAAAGTAAAGCTGCGCCGCTAGATATTCGGGAGAGTTACTTCCCATCAATGCCGCAATGTCGGCTGCGGTAGTGAATTCGGCCACGGTTCCAACTCGGATTAGCTCGTTGTTGCTCAGCACCAGGCCATTAGCATCTAATGCCGAGCCAGCCGGAGCGACCACGTTTGGAGTGATTCGAAAATCAACACTTAATGGAATTGTCATTTTATATACCTACTGGATCGACTGATACTTCAGCCTTATCAAAATATGGTTCTGGGAAGGATGTGGTCATGTGGACTTGCAGGGAGACGTCCATTGTGTATCTCTCCTGCCACTGCTGCTCGGCGTCAATCATCGGAGCCTGCTTTGCGGCGGTTGAGTAGAGCGGCGCCACTCGCTCATCGATGGCCTTAATCTTGTCATAGGCGTAACCACTGGAGAAAACCGTCTCTAGCGTCACCGCCCGGTCGCCAGCATTGGTCCCGTAGATATCGACCTGGATGTCGGCGCGTCTAACCTCCGTCCATCCCATGGCGCTTGTCGATGGTGCTCCGGTGTCCTGATTGACTGACCGGGTAGTAGATAGTCGATCAAACCGCAGAGGAGTCAGGATGCAGAACTGTCCCTTCCCCATGGGAACGCGGTTAGCCTGCGCCTGCTTGCACACCCCGGCTATTGGCTCGATAAAATCGGCCAGCACGTCAATGACGTTATCAACGGTCAAGTCGATCATGGAGATACCTGCAAGTTAACGATCAATCGACACCAATCAGGCCACAGCTCGATAGGCTCAACGACCAGCCATGTTTCGCCATCGATGATGAAAAGGTCACCACCCTGCTCTAGCTCGCGCTGGACGCCAAAGTAGTTACCGTAGACGTGAATCGATTTAACCAAGCCCTGAATATTCAGGCCATCAACGTGCTGCAGGTCGCCCTTACTAAGCGGCTGCAATTGAATGGTGACGTTTTGGTCTGGAAGGTAAGACGGAATAGGCTTTCGGCCTGGGCCGATGGTCTGGCCGGTGTACTTTTTCAGAATTGCTTGGATGTTGGGATTTACTCGCTGAATGGCTCTATTCGCCAGGCTCCGAATGTTCAATTTCTCCTACCTCATAATGCACGTCACGGATCATTACACCGGTGTCAACCAGGGGTTTCGTTGAGTCATTCGGGCGAATCTTTCTACTGCGGCGCTGATGAATAGTGTCTGGGCTCAGCGGTGGCTCCATCAGTGTTGCGATGGACTGAACAACATCACCCACGATCACCTCGCCGACAGCGGATAGAGCCTGATCAACCGGGACTCCAGCCTTGATACCATCAGCGATTTTCTCGCTCCATTCGGACTCATGCTCAGCGATAGCGTTTCGAAAGAATGCTCGGGGTGGCTGATTGTTTTCAAGCCGCCCATATTCGTTCGTAGCAGCAACCAGGGCAACAGGAGTTCCATCGGGGTATGTTGCCCCATCGATAAACCCGACTTTTAGCTGTAGCGATTGTAGAGCGCTCTCTGCGGCATCTAACGCATCCATCACCTTATCGCTCATCGGCACACCCCACGGTAGAACCCCATCCGGTAGATACTGGTTGCATTCCAGTACATGATCCCGAACTGGCTTTGGAAGAAGAAAGCCTTGTTGAACGGCACGCCGAAAAGACCAGAAGACACGCTAACGCTACCCTCAGAGGCAGAGGCCACATAGCCAACCATCCCAGGGTCTCCGCCATTCCCTGACGAATCTTTGTAGGATAGATAGGCTATGTGAGCCATCAGCAGGTAGAGCAGCCACTTGCGCCGCGCGAGGTCTGAAACGACGCTGAAATCCGTGTTCTCCAGATACATCGATGCGGCGAAAAACAAGTCTTCCACTTGAGCATCAGAGAGCGCCGTGTACTGCGGATATTTCGCTTTCCACTCCGCTACATCTAGAGTCACGATCCCCATTTAGGCCGCCTTTTCGGTTTCGTCTTCTTTGACTTCCGCCTGCTCCAGTCCGGTTTTCAGTCCTTTGACTTCTTCGGCCGCCGCCTTGGCGCTCGTTTCGTCTTTCTCGGCGAAGATGAAACGCTCACTGATGGAGGTCATACCTGCGTACTTCTTGGCAATCGCTTCCCAGTCTTCCTCTGACATGTGGGTCAGGCCGCAAACGCCCTGATAGCCTTTGATGGCCACCATTTCGTTGCTGTTCTGGCCGTTAACGACCACCTCACGATTGCCAAGCTCGAAAACCACGCCGTGCATCAACTTGCTGCATACAACTACGTTAGCCATGTGTCTTTCCCTTACAGTGTGCCGGTCATCTGAACTACAGCGCTCGGACGATAGATAACCGCGCCCAGGCTGCCCGCTGCCAGTTTCTGGCTGGTTTCTGAGTGCTCAACCAGGATCGGGAAAGCGCGCATTTTTTCGGTGTAGACACACTGGCCTACCGGGCCACCGCCCAGGCCGTCGGCGATCAACTGAACCAGGCCGCCGGACGGAACTCCGAATTCGGGAACCACGACGACTTGCAGGCTGGTGTAGGTCTTCTTGATCAGGTCGATGGCTGACGCAGTACCCAGGGCGTTCAGCGCGCCCAGGGAGGCGTTATCACTCGGGCTTACGACCAGCTTCATCGGGCTAGTTTCCTGAACCAGGCCTTGGTTTTTCGATGCCAGGCTAGTGAACATCTTCTTCACGTCGTTGAAGATGGCGATCGCGTCTTTATCCGCCCACTTCACTTTGCCGTCAGCAGTGGTGATTGGGGGCAGCGCGCTAGGCAGTGCCGGGTCGTTGATGATGCCGAAGTTAGCGGAGCCGCTAATCCCGTACATGTAGGCCTTGTTGAAGAAACGGTTGATGGATGCCACGCCGGCGGCCTGTTTCATGGCGATGTACGGGATGAGTGCCAGGCCGTATTTTTCCTGCTCCAGGTCTCCCCAGCGGTTCATGGTCTGGAAGCGGAACTGACGGCGGTTTTCCCAGTTGGTGTTTACGTGAACGGAACCAGCTCGGGAGGCATCGCCATAAGCGACGACTTCGTACGCTTCTTCAGTGCGCGGGAACAGAACATCCTGCACCGCCCAATTCCCCTTCTTCACTTCCGGGTAAATCATGGTTGCCGTCAGTGGCGCGAACAGCTGCTTGATGATCATCGGGTCGATGACCTGCGCAGCGGCTGCCGGGATGCCGCCGTTGGAAACGGTTTGCATGTCTACGACGGAGTCACCGACTACGCCGTTTTTTGCCAGAAACTTCGGCGTGCATTTATCATAAATGACGCCCTTGTCCGCCAGCACTTTAAGATATTGCGGCAGAGTGGATTGATTCAGATCCATTACAGAACCCCCCAGGTGGTCATTTTGATCAGAGAGCCAGCATCAGCGGCGGATGCGACATAGAACGGAGTTTCGACGGCGCCGGAAATACTTGCTCCAGCGGTGCCGGTTTTGATGGTGCCATCTGCGGTAACGGCGAAAATCTTCTGGCCGACGGTTGCGGCGGTTACAGTACGCACCCACCAATCACCCTTGGTGTAAACGGCAAGCTCGGTGCCAGCACCTACCAGCATGGAGCCAGTTTGTCCGACGGGAATGGTGCCCACACCGCTGTTCATGATGTAGCCCAGCGGGGTACCTGAACCGGTGTTGTTCACCAGGGTTGGATCGGTGCCATCAGCCCATACGAAATGGGATTGATACACGCCATTTGCGCCAGCCTTGTAAGAACCTTCCGGCGGCAACGCGACTGCATGCGGGTTGTTTGATGCGAAATCACCCTCTTTACCCGGACACGGGTAGAGGTTAACTGTCTGTTGAAAAGTCATTGCTTCCCCTTAGAAGTAATCTTTGAAGTCGGCGGCGGTAGGCTGCTGGCCGTAGGCAGAGTCACCGGTAGGCTGAGACGCGGAGGCGCTCTTGGATCGGATGGCCATCTGAACCAAGCTCTTGAATGCTGACGGATGGACGCCATTGGTATCGACCTTTTCAGCTTTCAGCACGGAGCGGTAGATGTCGTCGGCGGAGTCTCCGGTAACGTGGCCGAAAACGGGCTCAACAATGCGCATAGCCTCACGGGTAGCAGCGAACTCGGCGCGAGCCTTAGCTAGCGTGTCGCGCTGCGTTTTTGCGATCAGTTCTTTCACGGCGCTATCGCCCATCGGGGAGTCCTTTTTGTCTTCGTTGTCGTCTTCGTCCCCCTCCAGCTTTTTGCGCTCCCAGTCTTCCCGGTACTCTTTGCCTTCGAGGTCTTTCTGCTCTGCTTTGTCCTTGCCTTCTTTCTCCAACTTTTCGCGCTCTGCTCGCTCGCGCTTTTCCTTCTCGGCAAGGTCTTTTTCTTCGTCGGAGTCGCCTTTGTCTTCGTCGATCTCCTGCTGCTCATGCTTAGCCATGAGCTCCATGATGCTTTTCGCCAGTTCGTCCGCGTCGGAGTCGGAGGCGGTGGCAAATTTGTTTTTAATCAGGTCGGTCAAGCCTTCCATTAAACTGCCCTCTTGGTCTTGTGAATCGCCGACAGCGCACTCTGCGCCGACGCGGCCTTTAATGGTCAAAGCGACAGAGTTACCCACGATGTTGCGGGCGATTCCGTCATATGCCTGACCCATGAAAACGCCGGGCGTCATATCCACCTCGAAGAAGGAGGGGAATATGCTCAACTCCCGGCGCGTTCCGTTTTCAACACCCTCGATGGCGTCCTTGTCCCACAGCTTCATGCTGGTTTTGAGGAATGGCGCTTCGAAGCGTGTGTCTGTCCCGGTAGTTCCCACGCGGTCTTGCGGGCTGTCTGGAGTGTCCAGTTGTCCGGGGTGCTCGATGGTGATAGGGACTGAATTGAATGACTCAGCAGCGCGGAGAAGCTCTTCTGCTGGCCGGTAGATGTAATAGGTTCGGTTGGGGTCTAATCCCTGAGCTTCCCAGTTTGGGAGATTGCGTCCAAGGTATGGGGAAACACATTCTTTGCTAATGTTGCACTCGGCGACATTCAATCGCCCGTAGTCGTCATAGCTGCGGACAGATGATCCGAAGTCGTAGGAGTCGCCCCGGTATCCATTTGCGAATGCCGCGCGCTCTACTTCTTCGGCCTTTTCCCGTGTGCGGAATGGCCCCTTTCTCCCCCACCACCAAGCCCCATCTTTTTGATGAACTGGCATGGGTTTACCTTTCTCCAGGCAATAAAAAAGGCCGCCTAAGCGACCTATTCTGTATTTGTTGATTAATTAAACGTTATAGCCATGATTAAGAATTGCTTGTGTTATTTCGACTTTGGATACCTCGCGAAATAAAGCAACGTAGGCAAACTTATGTGTGGACAGTTCTTTATATTCATACATCAGCACATCTGCGACATCTTGCTTTTCATCGCCTCTATAAACATTCCATCTCAATGTTCCATCTGGGGCGTTAACAACATGACTTCCGCTACCATCAAAAATCACTATCCTCATAACAACCTCGTGATTTGTTACGTTTTATGGTTAGTGCTTTGATTTGGACTCTTCCAAAGCGGCCAGCGCTCTTTCTTTCCAGTCTTCGAAATCAAACGTCATGTCGTTACTTTCAATGGCAGAGTAAAAGAAATCTCCTTTTTCTAATAGCTCTTCAAGGAGATGCATAAGTGTTTGCTCTGTTTTATCGCTCAAAACGCCATTCCTTTTATGGGGAATCATCACGACTAGGTAATAATTTGTCAGAATGGCAGTATTGGCTTCCAACTGCAACCGCAGCCGATTTGCTGCCCCGGAAGAACGTACTCGCCGTTATCACCAACCGGCATGCCTTTGTCCAAGTCGAACTCTTTGCCATTGGCCTTGACGTGCAGCTGGCGAGGATGATTTCCTCCGCCGGAGTGAATCCAGACACCTTTCCTGATTCCTAGGGATTTCTGGCGCACCCTGGCAAGCTCTGCGGTAGCCTTGTTGTTCTGGTCGCGCGCGATGTTTTCAGCCCGGCGCCGCGTTATGCCGAATTGCTTTTGTAGCTCCTCGGTCATGTAGTGCAGGTCGCGGCCACGGGTGATCGATTGCAGCGTGATGGTCTGCACCTGGGTGAAATACTTTTCTGGGATAGACTTGATCAGGTTGACGTTCTCGGCCACGATGCCATCGATAGCCTGCTTCATTTCCGGCGTCATGGTGAACTTAACGCGCGGGATGTCGGCAGATGATAGCGATCGCTTTAGTGCCGATGTGGCCGTCTTCTCTGCTGCCCTGGTGAATGCCGGTGCAATCCTCAATGCAGCGTCAGAGAACTTGACTACCCATCGCTCTCGCACTTCATCCAGACGCTCGGCGATATCGTCCATCGGTCGGCCGGCCTCCTTGGCTCGGTACTGAGCGTGTGCCCAATACTCGGCGCTTTTCGTCATATCGGAAATCAGCGACTTGAGCGCCTTGGCGTACTGACCGGCGATACCCTGGTTATAACTCACCCGGCGGAGGGTTTTGATCTTCATCGTACAAGCCCTCTATGCCAGGGATAGCTTCATAGGTGATTCCGTTGAAGCCCGAATCATCGTCGGATGCCAGCGCCGCGTTAGCCTGCTCTGGCGTGATGATTCCAGCGTCTACCAGCTTCCCGTAGCAGTCAGCGCGGAGGTTATTAATCTCGGCGATATCCTTATCGCTCATTTCGTCGAGTGGGTTGAAGTCTACATAGAGGTCTTCGTATAGCTCGCCGAACTCGCTCAGACAGACGATCTTCAGAATCCAGTCGAGGATGGGCTTGTAGTTGTTCTTCTGCTTGTTGGCTATGTGCTCATGCTGGGCCGCCCTCTCTCCCTCCCCGCTGGCGCTCATGCCGCTAGGCTGGCTACCGGTCAGACTGGTAACACTCAATCGTGACGGCATGCACAGAAGCTTCTGCTGCTGAACTAGCAGGTCATTCAGCCCGGTCAGGCTGGTGTTCATCTGCTCCAGCTTTTCCAGCTCGTTGGCAATCGCTAGGACGCCGTGGTTGTTCTTCCCGTATACCAGCGTATCCAGGCGCTTATCGAACTGCGTTTTGTCCTGCAGATACGTCTCCATGTCGGTAGACCAGATGTACGTTCTGAAAGACATGATGATGCGAGGGATATCATCCCTGACGCTCTCCCAGTTGCGGACGTAGGGAAGCATCATTTGGATTAGCGACAGGCCGCCAAAGTTGTAGCTCGGCTTGAGCATGTCCGGCACCGGGTAGATAACCAACTGCCTCATGCGCGTGGCGTGGACAAGCTCTCCCAGCACAAACCAGCGAGTCGGTACAAAGAAGTCAGGCGATAGCGGGTTGATGGCGTTGTATCCCTGCGGATAGCACCAGATAGGCTCAACCACCCGGAATCCCTCCAGGTCGCCGCGCTTAATCTTCGCCGGGGAAAGCATGATTTCTTTCGCCAGCTCCCGATCGTCGCCTTTCAGCTTAACGAACAGGTGAGCCTGGCCGAATGCCTCGGCGTTGAACCCCAGCAGCTTGAGATGCTTCTCTACCCCAAGACGTTCGAAGGCGTCCTCAAGCTGATTGATAATTTCGCTGCGGTCGTCGTCAGTGGCGTTGGACTTGATCTTGAATCCCTTGCGGAACACCTCGTTAGCCGATTGCTCACACGCGACGCGGTTCTCTGATTTCTGAGCCAGGTTAGCCAACGCCGAGTAGCCCATAAACACCGAATCAGGCGAAGCGTAGGCCAGGTTTAACGAGCCATAGTCGATGCTGTCACCGACTGGCTGATTCTCCGGCACCACTCCAGCGGGTGGCTTGTAGGCCTCATGGTGCGGCCTAAATGCTTCGTCGATCACCTTCTTCTGGTATTCGGCGTCGCTTTGCCATGATGGGCCGACAACAAGGCCACGGCGTTGCTGCTGTGTATTCTGTTTCCGTTTTGCCATGTTACCAACCTGAGTTTTCGCCAACGATTAGCGATCTGCTGATCGGCGCGTACGCCATTACAAAGGCGTCGGCCAAGTTTGGGGATTTGATGTCTCGCTTTTTAAGGTCGGGTTTGCTCTCAACCTTTACGCGACCATTCTTGTCAAAGTCACGCCGGGGTGTGCTCAATTCTGTTTTCAGCTTTTCAAGCATCGGCATGTCGGAAGAAATGCTGATCATGTCATCCGGGTTAAATTTCTCTCCGCGCTTAATGGCGTTGAATGTGTTCCTGAACCGGTCTGCCAGCGTCCACCACGCTTGCGCCTTGAGATTGGAGAAGTAGTCCTTATTGCGGATTTTCTCCGTGTAATACTTTTCCGGGGCGTGTACGGCGTCGCCAGCATTGAATTTTGCGTAGCGCAGCTTTAGCTTTCGCTCTACGTTTATCTCGCTGAACTTGCTACCAGCAAAGGCACCAACGCCGATCGAGTCATACGTGATGTGCGCGTCTCGTTCTTGAGCCTGGGCGTATACCCGATAGCATGACTTGGTTAACTCGTCCTCACGTGCCGCCCATTCTTCGCACCAATAGGCCACGGAGCCATGCGCATAGACCATGGCGCACTTATCCTCGCCATCATCCGCCACGTCGAAGCCAATGCGGCGCATGCCCTGCGGTTCAAATCCAAGCGCGATATGTGCATCAACAGCCGCTTCAATCCACGACCGCTTAATCACCGTCGCATCATCATCAGAGCGAGGTACGCCAAGGTAGACGTGCTCGAAAGCCTCTTCATCCCTATCTCTGGCCGCCTCGATAACTTCCAGCATCGTGCGGGACAGGAAGGGGTTTTCGTCGAAGTTGATCTTCCTAACCAGGGTGCGCGGCGGTGTGTTGACGATGAAGTTCTGATAAACGAAGTCGGTGTAGAGATTGGGGTTGAAGATAAACCAGCATTCAGAGCCCTCCTTTCGGATTGTGGGCTCCAGAATCTCCCACTGCTCCTCGGTCAGCGCGTGCGCCTCTTCCAGCCACAGGACGTCGATACTCTCAAGGGACTTGATTTCGTCTACGCTGTTTTTCAGGCCGTAGAAGATGAACTCTGTGCCGGTGACTCGATTGACGATCTTGTCCTTCAGGACGCGGAACCGTGCCTGTAGGCCGAATCGCTCAATCTGAATTTTCAGCAGTGCATAGACGGATTCGGCTATCTTGTTCTGTATCTGGCGAGCGCACAGAAAACGAAGCTTGTAGTTGTTGGCAAGGTAGATGGCGAACCCGGCGGCATCCCATGATTTGGAGCTTGCCCGGCCACCGTACAGAATCTTGTTTCGCGCCTGCGTCGTCCAGAAGTCACGCAATACCGGGTTAAGAGTCGGAGCCGTAGAAGTCATTCAGGCTTGTCCCCTTATTAACGCTGGCCGGTTCATCTTCCTTGATGCTGTACGCCTCACGCTCCAGCCCAATCAAGTTTTTCAGCGTCTCGCTAAGCGCCTTCATGGACTTCACTCGCTCAGGCATACCGATTATCGCGTGATAGATTTCGTTGAGCTTGTCCTTGCCGTTCTCGTCGGGAGCAAGCATCAATTCACCAAGCTTGCGGAGAGAGTCAACATCGGCACACTCTGCCGCCAGCTCATCAAAGAGCGCATTGGCTATCTCGCGAGCCCGCCGGATATCTCCTCGGTGTTCCATGCGAACCTGAGCGATCACCTCGGCGCTGGACTCAATAAGTACGCGCTCAGATAGTGCGTTTTCGGTGCGTACCTGTTTGCGTACCTCGGCTTTGCGTACCAGATCATCAGCACGCTCTTTTATCTTGGCGGAGATATCCCTAGACCAGTCATCACGCTTTGCCCTCTTCCTGATGGCACCCTCTGTGATGCTGTGCTGCGCCGCTATCTCTCGGAGGCTTAACACCCCGGCTCGGTAGGCCGACTCGATGGCCTCCCAATCCGGTTTTGCCATGTTATTTCGCCTTTTTCTCTATTCTTCGCCGACAGGAAGATTGTCGCCTGCATCGGCCACCTTAGTTACCTCGACATAGACCAACTCAGACAACAAGACAGAGAAGTAACCCAATCCCATAGTCACATGGAGGTAATCGCCATCAAAATCAGGCCTAGCCGATGCAGTAAGCGTTTTCTTCTCACCGCTACGCAGTTGAATCTCTACATGGTATGTATTGCTCATTTCAGCATTTCCCTCTATCCGCCCGTCGGGCGCATCCGCACTTTTCAGGATTTATGATCAGATAGCCAAGATTCCGGCAGCACGAAGTTTCGCCAAAAGGCCGTTGAAGTCGGCTTGGGTTGGCGCGGCGGTAAGGTCGGGAATGGCTGCGGCTTGCTTCACAGCACCCATTACGGTTGGCGTTGCAGCGGTTACTGCGGCGCTGGCCTCTTGCGCTGTGGGTACGGCCACAGATGAGCCGGATTGACTAATTACGGATACAGGCATGTTTTCACCTATGCGTTAACGATGATTGTGGCCGCAGCGTTTAGCGGCTTGACGTATACAGGAGCACCGGCAGTTACGTGATACAGACTGAGGTTTAGCGAGCCACCGGTGAACGGTAGACCAATGAGGTTTATGTTTAGCGCTGCCGTTGACTGGCAAATCTGCGCCTCGCCACCTGAGATTGCGATCGTCGCGTCCGCCGTTCCGTCATAGACCTGAGTCCATACCCCTTTTGGCGCGGAGATATTGAGTAGTTGCATTCGTCACCTATGAGGCCGGAACCATCTGTTCGGCGATAATCAGGATTGCTGAGGCAGTGAATGCCGCCCCGTTGGACTGGATGGTGATGTCGCTACCGTTCAGCGCCAGGTTACCGCCAGCGTCCACGCTAAAGAACGTGGGGAATGACAGGATGTCAGCCGTTACCGCCTGGTCGCGCGATTCAACTAGGGTGTTACCCTGAGTGGACGGGAAGGATACCGTCATGCTGCGCTGCGAGGATGAACCAGCCCATGAGCCGACCACGTTTACCTTGAAGGTAACGGTAGAGTCGTTGTTGAAGACGTTGAACTTGTTGGTCGTCGTGTTGAAGAACGGGGATAGCGAGCCAGTATGAGGAAGGCTCTTAATCAGGTTGATCAGGTTTGTCGGCGTAGTGGGGATTACCAGGTTTAACCCTGAGAAGTAACATTCCGATTTTCGCCGTACGCTGCCACCACCAGATGGGCCAGTTGGCCCTCTCCCGCCCACACCCATAGGATAGAGCGACATAACACATCCTCTTGCTGTTGCATTAGCGGAGACTCTCGCAAAAGCCTCCTGTAATGCTGTCACTTCTTCCGCACAGGAGTGATAACCCTGCATGTCCGTGAAACACCTGTAGGTGAAAGCCGTGCGTTATCCGTTTTTGGTTTCACCCTGGCGCTCGCCGTGGAATTAGGCGGGTCATAGCTAACCAGGATGAACAGGGACGAACTGCCCGAGCACTGCGAAATTGGATTGCCGGCTTCGCCACGCTTCACAGAGTAGCTGGCCGACTTCGGTCTATTCCCGCTGCCAAGATGTGATCACCTCCAGCCTCGCAAAGAATAAGCGCCGGTTACGGTATCCGGCTTCGCCTATAGCGAACGAATCTTACTGTCGGGTAAGTCTTACTTCGTCGTAGGCTCGCTCACAGGCGAGGCCGCGAATTCTGGATTGTTGAGCAATTTCCGCCATTCGATGCGCTGCTTCATCAGCCACGCTGTACAGCTCGGCGAGCACTCGGGGATCGGGACTTGTCGAGCCTGCTCCGGCAGTTCCGGTATTGCAGGCGGCGCCACTTTTTCGCAGTCTGTTGGCATAATCGGAGACTTGCTTTCGCAGGCTATCAGCATCAGAGCGAGCAGCGGTAGCGTCAGCTTGAGCACTGGCCAATTGCTGCGATGTTTGAGCGGCAATTTTTGCGACGACATTCTGCCCCCTCTGTTCTATCTCTCGGTTTTTGGCCTGAAGAAGCGCTAGAGCGCGCTCATTATCCGCCTGCGCCTTGCTCCACCGAACTTTCCACGATAGGTCGGCTTTCTGATACCCGACTTCATAAGAAATAAATGCGGCGCAGAAGATGGCGATGGCGATTGATAACAGAGGCCAATACCGCTTGATCAGCTCAAGAAAAGGCATCGCTCAGCCTCCCGGCGACGAGTTAACCCTGGAAGCGGCTTGCCATTGGCCTTGTTCCACCGAGGGAACTCAGCTGCGGCACCAGCATAATCACCGGCATTCAGCTTGCGCATAAGAGTTGATCCTGACAAAGCTGGAAGGCCAAAGTTATAAGCAAAACTAACCAGTGCATCAAATTGCCCCTGAGAAACGGGAACCCTCAGCGCGGATAAAACTTCACTTCCATAATCAGCGGCCCCGATCTTAAGAAGACGCTCAGCTGTTTCTTTGGTGATCTTCATGCTGGCATGAATCGGAACCCCATCAACTGGTCGAGTCCATCCATAGCCGATTGTCCACACACCCGCCGGGCATTTGTAAGCCTCCAGTCGGCACCCCTCAAACTCTCGGATCAACTTCAGGCAATTCTCGCTTGGCGTCATCGAATAATCTCCTCAGCCGCGCTAACCATCCGCAGCTTGACGTAATCTTCGTTATCGGGCTTCTGTGCAAACCCAGCGACCAACAGGCCAATCATGTGTCCGTAACCTGGTGGAATGGCCGCGTAGCAGACGTAGTTAACGCCCTGCTTTCTGGCCGCTTCGCCTACCGCGGTGTTTGCAATCAGCTTGGTGCAGAGAGTTTTCTCGGTGATCACCTTGATGAGATTTGCCGACTGCTCAGAGTACGGACGCAGTGCTAAATCACCGGTTCCCTCAAGGAACTGCATCCGGTTCTGACCAATACGAAAATAGATGGCGTTGCGTCGGTTCTGGTTCAGGTTTACCGACCACACGGTGATCGACTGTGCGCCAACATCCGCCATCAGTTTCACAGCCGCATGGTCTATAGATGCTTCATCGATAGTTGGAACGCCGAAATTCGACATAGCCCAGAATGAAACTTCCCTTCTGTTCTCCCACAGCGAGTAGCAGAACGTCAGGGAGACGATAAGTGCTACCAGCATCACCAATCGCTTAGGTGTGTTGGCGTATTTGATAATTTTGAGCGCGAAATCTAAACGACCGGCTTCTTTGTCCGTCTTGTTGTTTTGGTTTTCCATTCGTCCACCATAGCCAACGGCTTCCGGTGGCCTTGAATTGTGAGAGCGCCGCCCTAGTTGCAAAAAAGGAGATGGTCTAGGGGATGATTAGGGCGACGCATATACGAAAAAGCCCCGCATATAGCGAGGCTTGAATGTAAGAAGGCCGCAGGGTGACAAATTACGGTGACAGCGCAATCTGACAGTTATGCCTGCGGCTCGGTTTCGGTGCCTTATTAACGAATAGGCGAATTTCCAGCGTTGGAATAATTCTGGTCTTTATTTCCGCGATTGTCAATACTGATTTATGCAGATATTTTTTTAATCACAGAATCGGCTGCTGATTCCTCCTGTATGCATTTAGTAACCAGGTCTTCGAAGAATGGCTGGATGTGATCATATGCCGTAGTCTTTCCTAACTGGGGATAAAACTCCCGCATGGCAGTAATTACCGTAGCGAAGCTGATACGGGCAAATCCCCGGCCATTACATTTAGAGCAAGTTTTCATGACAGGAACTCCTTGCCGCTCACTCTCGACTTTATCCATAACCATTCCGCGCCCCTTGCACCGGCATGAGTTGCTGATCTCACCCTTACCTTTGCAGGTTTTGCAGAGCACGCGAGCTTTCTCTCTAATCTCTCGACAGTCAGCGCGGAAGAATTTCATATTGAAAACTTCCGCATCAATAAACCCGCCAGTACAGTCTGGGCATTTACGCGTACTGGCTGCGCTGCGGCAGTAGTCCTGATATGCAAATCTTGCGAGCACTTGCACAACTTGAGATTTAATATCATCACCAAGCTGATCAATCTGCTTAACGCTGTTTGCTCGCGACATTCCATAATTAACGAGCATTTCTATCGCGTTCTCGCTACCGGTGATTCCTGACTTTGACAGGTACAATTCGAGACCAAAACGGCATTTTGAGGAGGCCACCCCAATAACCGTCATTGCATCTGTGATTGTGAAGGATTCACCGGTAACGCGAGAGCTATCTGAAAATCGTGGAGACTTCGGAGAAAAGAATTTCGTGATACTCTCAATGTTCATTCGGCTTTTCCTTGTTGGCGTTGCTGCGATGGATGATTCCCATGATGCGTTCCTGCAACCGGCGTATCTGGAGCTTGTGAGCTTTAATCTCGTCCTCAAGGCGCTCTATTTCGTACAGATCGTAAAGTGACATCACCGACCCTCCTGATATGTCCTAATCCAGAGCTTTGCCCACCGATAGGCAGCCTGTATTCCAAACGTGTTTTTGAAGTACAAAAAAAGCAACTTAATAGTCATCAACGCTTCTCCTTCTTGCGTGGGACGTGATCCCATGACTGAATGCCGGTGGTTGGTTTTACTAAGGGGTGAATCGGGGTGAACAGCGATAGGATGTAGGCGATCAGACTTCGCATAGATTCTCCTTTTCTCGTAGCTCTTTGGTCTTTCTCCGATACTTCGCGGCGATGTCCTCCAACTCCTCACGCGTCCACTTCCTGGGCTCATGGTGTGACATGAGCGCATCGAATCGCTCCCGGCCGATTTTGGCGATCAGATTTGGCGTGTAGTTTTCGATATTCCCGGAGAGGTGGTTATTACAGGGTTGGCATTGGCGATTACAGTTATCCTCATCGAACCTAAGCTCGGGATTAGCGCCGGTGGTTCGATAATGCCCGGCGTGCCATTGACCGGTGTGGTATCGGCCACAACTGATGCACGGCTGGTCTTTATCTCGCTCTCGGATGTATTCGTTGAATGACTGCTGGGCTTTCTTGATGAAATAACTGAGGGGTTGTACTGCGCGTTTCCGTTCCTGGTGCTTCTTCCTGCTCTCTAACTCCTTTCTCTTTCGTCGTCGTTCTGCCGCCTGTATCGCTCGCTGTCGCTCTTTATCTCTTAGCTTGATGGCGAGCTGGGCTCCGTGTTCTGGGCAGCACCATCGCTCATAGGGAGATTTTGGCATGAACCATGCGCGGCATATTGCGCACTTTCTCTTTCGCAACTGCATATCACCTCCAGCATGGGTTAATCATTCCCCGTGGGGTTTTCGGCCGGTATTCGCTCTCCGGTAGCTTGGCGGCAACATCCCACAGACGCGGATCGACGTTTAGGCTTTTTCTGGCATGGAATCCCCGCTTGCGGTAATCCTCAATCAGCCGATCGGCTTCCTCTGAGGTCATGCCCTGTTGCAGAAACCATGAGAACATTAGGCCACCTCTTGGATATCCAGGTCGCGGACGATAGCGCCACTGATACCGACGAAGCGCATGAAGACATCGCGGGCAGATAGCGGGCTTTTCGATACAAGCTCAATCTCGAACGGGAATGCGTTCCAGGTGCAGGTAATGCGGTAGGTGTTCATGCAGCGCTCTCCATTTCGATTAGCTTGGACGCCTCGTTAGGCAAGATGTGATCGGGATATACCGCCAGCCATGCTTCGCGGGGATAGGCGTTTACCTCTCCGAACCTGGGGCAGAAAACGCGCTTAATGGGCACGCCGTTGGACTCGCACCACTTCTTGAGCGGACGCCAGCATGATTGCGCCTTTAGTGACGTTCCCGGATTGGCCTTGATGACGCGCAGGCAGTCGTAGTACAGCGTGGTTTGCTGCATGACGATTTCCAGCTTCTGTTTTTTGCGCTCGGACTCGACTAGGCACTCAAGCGCCTGGAGGTAGGTTTGCGGCACTGAGCGAGACGACGCGCGCTCCAGTTCATGCCACCGGTCGATTACTTTCATGCGTAGGACTGCGCTGTAGCCGGCCAGCAGGCAATCGACGTGACGCCGGTCTAAGCGGTACTCCTTTTGGCGGCGGTTGCAGGAGTCGAAGTAGATGTATCCAAAACTGGATACATCCTCCCCGAGGTCTTGAAGCATCCCTTCAATGTCTCGCTTGATGTGTCCGTGCTGCTTGCCGGTCAGTTCTGAAATCTCCCGGCTGGACATGGTGATAGCATCACTAGTGATTAAGTTTTTCATAGTGAACTCCCTGTTAGCGTTTTTTAGGCGGGCGGCGGACGAAGTGCCACTGACTAGTGTTTCCCTTTACCCATGCTTCTCGGCCAGGCCTATATGTAACAAGGAAAGTTAAATCGGACGGAGTATCACGCGGCTCAACGAGGTAAACAGGGTACTCACCAGGTTTTACACCTCCAGCGCCGCCATCCCACCAAACGATGTCGCCCGGTTTCAGGTCGCGCCAGTCGGTAATATTCAACGGATCATCTTTCGCAGTCTCACCCCAACCAGCAGCGAGCAGAGCATCATCCAGCGCCTTGCGTGCAGCTGATTCTTCCTGCTCGGCCAGTTTTAGGATGTTGCGTGAGGTGTCGGCATTGGCTTTCGCTTTCTGCCATGCGTGCATGAGGCCGTCGAGTGTGGGCACGGCTTGCTCAAGCTCTGGTTTTTCTTCCTGATGCAGGCGGTACGCGATGATGTCGCTACCATCGCCGTCGTGATGCCAGAAGTAATTACCCGCAATACAACACAGGTAAGCCTGTTTACCGTAACTTCTGAACATCAGATCAACCAGAGTTCCGCGCTCTACCGGCATTTCTCCTCCTTTCCACTCAATCCAGCCGTCAGTGTCAAGTTTTTGCATATTTAATGGATCAAGCCAAAATGCAGAACCACGGCATTTAAAAATATCCAGACCGCCATCAATGCGACCAGCATTAGCAGCCTTAACAATGGCTCCTTTAGATAATGGCCCTGCATCAGATAATAATACAAATTCGTCCCCAGCTTCGTAGTCCACATTCTCACACGGTGTCTTATTCATCCTGCTTCTCCTTAATTCGCTTATATTCTGAATCGCCAGGTATCGTTAACAGACAGCCGATATTGGCCGACCACGATTCAACCTGAGACATGAAATAGTTCATTGCACCAGTGTCCAGATTGGACGTTCGGCGTAGTTCTTTGACGGTTACTCGCTCACCACTGACAACATCAACCCGCTCGATATCTTCATATCCGAGATAGGTATGTTTCATTGCGCTCTTAACCCATTCAGGAGTAGCGAAGCTCTTATCTCTGCGCTTTAGGTAATCGCTTATCTCGCCACACCACATGTGAAAAGTGCATTTTGGGATAGGCTGCGTTTATTTCTCCACGGCTTGAGTATCAGGCGATATTCACCATGGTTTAGCAGCTCCTGGATTTTATGGCCTACGGATTGGAAGTTTAGCTTGGTGAGTTTTATGCCGTCTTTGGATATGTCATTCACCGAACCTCCTTATTGCAAATTTATCAATCTTTCTTTCATGTAGTGCCGTGTAATATTCAATTAAATCTTTCCTCCTGTAATTTGAATGAAGACCCCAAAGTTTCTTCATCGTCTTAAACCTGGGTCTAAATCGCATATCCTCAGGAACATCACCCCCATTTATTAAGTATTCATAGCCAAATGAATACCACTTGTCCCCAACCCATAAAGATATAACAGAACCACGATATAGAAAGTCAACAGCATTCTCCCTACACTCAACAACATCACCATTTTCGATCATATCATTCAGCCTTAAATCCCATTCTTCCGAGAATGGCTCTTGATAAAACCCGGTAACAGTCCTTAATGCATGGCCGATGTAATCAAACATAATCACCCCATCGCTATTAAAATGCAGGCCAGGCCTATTGCCACTATGGAGATTTCAGTGATGGAGAACATGATTAACTCTCTGCATGGCTCGGTAGCGGAATCAGATAACAAACATCATCATCCGGAATACTTACATCATCACCTAGCCAGCCGTCTCCATCAGACCAGCATTGTGTGTAGTATCCGTATTCAGTGCTGACAACGTACCATTTCGAGTCTATAGGATTGTATCCATCACGATCAATCCACTTAGGCTGCGCTGCTTTCCAAGCTTCAAACATCATGGTTATGTTGATGTATAACTCTTCCGTTTCGTCGGTATAGTTATACTCACCCGCTGACTCATCGAAATCGCTAAACACAAAGTCAGGAACTTCGAATTTTTCCTTGAACCACTTCTCAAACTCTTCTCGCATGTTCATTTACATCTCCTCAATTGAAATAATTGCATAAGTAATAACAACCATGAGCACTGACATGGAAGCCGTCAATCCAGATTGATCAGTAAAGAACTCTCCACCACCACAGAAAAACACAAACCATGGAGAGAGGAAAGCAGCGACATATATGGGGATTTTTTTCGACAGTTTCATCATTTACCCCCTGGAATAAAGTAAATTAACAAAGCAAAAAACAGCATCGCAACAAACACCCTTAAAAAGAAAATCGGCTTTAAAATTCGAAAAGGGTTTTCCCATGTTATGAATGACATCATTGCAGTCCAAAATACAAAGATGCCAAAAGCAACAATTGCTGCTCCTAGCAAAGTTAGAATTTCAGCCATAAATCACCTCTTGAAATATTTATTCCTGATTTCGGATATTTTTGACAACCCGGCCTCGTTGCTTACCGGGATACACAACTTTGGAATTTGCTTAACCGGTGCCGGTATTTCCTCTCCGGCCTTGACGCGCTCTGCCATCTTGCGAATCTCTACAACGCATCGCGCTCTAACCTCTGACTCTGACAGGTTAATCGATCGCATCTGGTCGCGGAGTTTCGTCACCATCCAGTAAGCGGCATTGCTCGGCCAAGGATATTCTTCGGCAGAATCGTACATGCTGCGCTCTGAGCAGTATTTCATCACCATGTCGTACAGCTCGTCGGGGGATGGTAGGCCTGCGGAACTGAACTCACCAGACCGACACCACGCGATGAACTGGCCGGGCGAAGGGAGAAATGGCCTCTCCTGCTGGCGTGCGATGCGCATACCCGCAGAAACCTGGTCAAGGCTGGTAATCCCATTCTCCCGGAACGCCATCACCCATTGGCGACGAATCTCGTTTATCTCGCGCTGGTCACGGTTGGACAGGCTGGCAGGGAATACCGCGAGAAGCTGAGTGAACACTCCGTTGATGACATGGGCCACCTGCTCAACAGGCGGAGCGTCACAGCGCTGCTCAGGTAGGTTGCTGGCCACGCTCTGAATCTGCCCACGGCTGAATTTTTGTATCTGCTCTGAAACGCTCCTCATAGCTGAATCCCGTAAATCCAGTCAGTGTTAGTCAGGTCGACCTTTGGCCTTTCAGCCGGTTTACCTGACGCCAGTTTTTGACGCTTGATGTCTAGCTGAGTCCATTTCTTCCGCAGCGTAGCTGGGCAGAGAACATTCCCCTTCCAGAAGTCGTCCTCGCATGCCCACTTGAACAGCGTGGCGATTTCCTTGTGAGTGTGTCCGTCGCTCTCTCGCATCAGGCGGATGTCGTTAGCCCATGATGCGTAGTTTGGTTTCTTGGCAGTTGAGGAGATGCTTTGCACGACTGAGAACAGCCATTCAGCGCAGCGAAGGTCTTCGGATGTTCCCCACTTGGTTCCGCGTTGAATTGCAGCATCTGGTCGAGCAATCTGAATCTCATTCCGACAGCCGTCTGAGGATTCGTTAGAATTCTCGGACGTAGAGGGGTTTATGACTGGTTCTAAAGAGTGACTGGTTATGGGGTCAGCTCCTGCCCCACCCCCTAGGTCAGCTCCTGCCCCACCCCCGGTCAGCTGCTGCCCCACCCCTATGGCATATGCTGCCCCACCTGTTTCGCCTGATTTTGGGATAAACGGATGTGACTTATTCAGCGTAAGGTGAAATACGTTTGACTGGTTCAGCGAGCCATTTTTTCTGTACTCTCTGCGTAAAAGCCCCATCTTCTCAAGTTCTCTTATGTGGGACTTAACCGATGAACGAGAGGTTTCGCAGTGTTCTGCGATGTGCTGATAAGATGGCCAGCATTCGCCATTGTCGCTGGCGTTGTCCGCCAGCTTGATGAGTACCAGCTTACGCAATGGATTACCGACCTTGATGCTCATGGCTTTAACCATTAACAACATGCTCATGATTTACCTCAATCGCTAGACTGATTATTCGCCCCCTCGCGATACTCATTCAGTATCTCGATAGCCTCATTCCAGGCTGAATCGGGGATTGTGATCTTGCTTTCGTACGCGTTAACGTTCGCATCGAAGAGAAGCTCCAGAAAGCGTCGAGCCTTGCGGGCAGAGAATTGCGGGATTGCGGCGCTGCGGGTGAGTTTTTTCTTGCCGGCCGCCTTGGCCTTGTCCATCTGCGACCGGGCAATCTGCGGGGCATCAGCTCCGTGTTCGCGAGAAAGTGCGACTGCGGTAGTCGGCGCGACTTCGCCAGCCTTGACCATTGCGATCAGGTCATCACCACAGGTCAGGAGTTGCAGATGATTCTCTACATCGCTTAGGGAGCGCTTTACGCGCTTTGCGATTTCATCCGATGTCCAGCCCTGGTTGGACAGTCTTTGGTAAGCAGCGGCGCGCTCAAGCGCTGTGAGAGGCTTTCCCTGGCTGCTTGTCACCATGAACGCAACGCGATCGGCCTCAGATCCCACAAAATCCTTGCACTCAAGACGAGCAATTTCGGCTCCCTGCTCTGCCGCAGCCATCGCCCCGAAATAGCGGTGATGGCCGTCGATGATCTTGATGCCCTTATCCGTAACCTGGACGGCCAGCGGCGGGATAAACTCGCCAGCGATAAAGGCGTCGCGGAACTCGGTAACGTGCTCTTGGTCAATCTCGCGGATGTTGTATCCGGTTTCGACATAAAGCTCGGAGATGGGAACTAGAAACGTTTTTTTCACGGTGGTTTCCGTGCCGTTTTTATCTTTCTGCTTGTAAAGCTGAGAGAGCGTGCTCATAATTACCTCGTATCCTGATTTAAAAATCCATATTGAGTTCGACTAGACCCTCGGCGCCCACCGGGGGTTTTTCTTTTGTGATACTCTCCAGCGCATACTGAAATGCCCTGCTTATCGGACTGATGTCTGATGCCATCCCAAAAGCGCACAGAATCGACGCTATGAAGCGCCAATCCGTCCTGCTTATCTTCGACTCATGACACCCGATCATGCTCGCCAGGCGCCGCTGAGTGAGCGTAGATAGATTGATAAGTAAATCTGTCTCTGCGCGGTCAACGTCACGCGCTTCGACTTTGCTATAACTTGCAACTTTCATTTGGAATAATTCCCCTGTTAAGTAAATGCGGCCATACAGCCGTTATGGTTGTTGTGTTTGCGCCTGTATCGGCGCGGGTAGGTTGTTAAAGAGCGGTGTTGCTTAGGCGGCGTTGTTTCCGGTTGGCGGGAACAAGTCAGGAAGGTCGGGACGGATTTCGTGAGCCTTTACCTTTCCGCCGGTTGCGTTGACGATTGCGATCACCTTCTCGGGTGATACGGCACCGCCGTTTAACCATTTGTGGACAGCGGGCTGACTAACGCCGCAAACAGCAGCGAGTCGCCGTTGACTGCCAACAATCTTTAAAACTCGCTGAATAACTTTATTCATGGATTTTTGCCCGTAGTTTGTTGCGACAGTACATACTATAACCTTAGTTATGGGATGGGGCAATAACTTTTATTATTTTACTTCCTATAACAGCGGTTATAGATTCATGCTTATGAAAACATTCAATGAAAGACTCAAGTACGCGATGGCTTTAGCCAATATGTCGCAAGGACAACTGGCCGAGGCTGTTGGGATATCTCAACCAGCTGTGCAAAAGATGACATCTGGAAGAACATCAGGAAGTAAAAAAGCTGTTGAGATAGCTGGAGCGCTAGGGGTTCGTCCTGAGTGGCTAAGTTCTGGTGTTGAGCCTATGCGAGCGGAAGATGTGGGATCATCTATTCCTCCAGAATCTGACTGGGGGAAGGTAAACTCCTGGGATGGAGAAACGCCACTGGGTGATGATGAGGTTGCTATCCCATTCCTAAAGGATATCGAGTTCGCGTGTGGAGATGGATGCGTTCAGGATGAAGATCACAACGGGTACAAGCTGCGGTTTTCAAAATCAACGCTGCGTCGAGTAGGGGCAAATAGCGATGGTTCCGGCGTTCTCTGCTTTCCAGTAAAAGGGAATAGCATGGAGCCGCTAATCCCGGATGGTGCCACTGTAGCCATCAATACGCTAGATAAGCATATCGTTGACGGAAAGGTCTACGCCATCAATCAGGATGGATGGAAGAGGTTAAAGATTCTGTACCGCACGGGGCCAGACATGATCAGCATCAGGAGCTTCAACAGCGAAGAGCACCCAGCAGAAGACGCCCAATTGAGCAAAGTCGAGGTCATAGGCCGCATGTTCTGGTCTGCCATGATCTGGTAACCCATCATCACCATACCCCGCCTCACAACAAACCGGACTTGAGCCGGTTTTTTCTTGCATAAAATCCGAAACACAATAACCGACCGGATAAATTTACAAAATAAATTCCCTTTGTTATCACTCACATATAACTTTTATTATGTATCATATAAACAAAGTTATTGATTAAGCCCATAACTAAGGTTATTGTTATAGACATCGAGACGGAACACAGTCTCCCGCTCTTTAACAATAAGCAAAGTCGGAACAGCACATTGTGCAGTAACTCGACCCCAACGCATAAAAGCGGCGTATCACCGGGCGCGATCCGGTCGGTGAGAAGACTAGCCCAGCCCGAGAGGGAGCACTGGCGTGAAAGGGAAAGAAGGTTACGGCAGGTGTGCTAACGCATCCACATAGGCATTTGTGAGTGTCTATGTGGATGATAAACGGAGGATTTATGAGTGGTGATAAATTGAAGCACGTTATTGCACTTCTTTTGGAAGACGCTAAGCGCCTGCAAAGCATTGAACCAAATGCGGGCACTGAGGCCCGCATCTGGCTTGCTAAGGAAGCCCTATTAGAAGATTCGAAACCTGGTTTTCTGGATGGGGATGATGTAATCCAGCGGCATGGCGTAACCATGGATCGGAATGGAGTAGTATCCCTAGCAATCAGCGAAACCCAACCTTGCGAGCGAGGGATTCAAGTATGCCATTGTGCCTGTCGCTAATAACACCTATAGCGGCGCCACACATAGCACACTGAATAAAATGAAGCTTGTGTTGGCAATTTCTTACCCTGGTATTGCTGCTTAATTCGAATGAAGTTGAATCACACTTTGGGCACTTTGTAGATATAGCCATTTCAATTCCCTATTTTGACTGTGGAGAATTAAATTCTAGTTCATTCCCTTGACTGTGGAAAGTGAGGGGCGGGAGCCTGACCCGCCAAAAACAGGCGCCGCTTAGAGCGGTATCCCATATTAATCAGGTGATTAAGATGAATTCAAGACAACGACGCGCCATGCGTTACAGGGCAGCTTGTACCAAAGCGGCCTCCGCCAGTCATAAGAAAAAAGAGGCCATCGGCGACTGCTCTATCCGGGTTCTGAATGCAGTCGCGGCGCCTAAGCGTAAGCCGAAAGAAACCGGCTCTATCTGCATGCCTGACGTAGCAATTTATTACGCTGGGTATCGTAAACAATCTGATGTTAGTGCTAGGGGATGATATGCAAATTACTAAAGAACAAGTTAAAGAATGGAAAGCATGTACCGATGGATTCCGTTGGTTTATGAATAAATTCCCACAGGGTGGTTCATATTCCGATGTGCATGGCGCGCTTATTGCTGATAAGCGTTTCGATGATGCGCGCTGGCTGGTAGATAAAATGTATCTCACTCACCTGGATAAACCCGAGTTCATTCAGGCCGAAACTGCTACGACCGACAAAATGGTCGGCGATCTTACTAGCATGAAACACCCTTCCGACCAAGCAGAGGGTGAGAACAGCTCAGGCGACGGCGCCCAAGTCGGTAGCTCAGGCAACTACGCCCAAGTCGGTAGCTCAGGCTACGGCGCCCGAATCGGTAGCTCAGGCAACTACGCCCAAATCGGTAGCTCAGGCGACGGCGCCAAAATCGGTAGCTCAGGCGACGGCGCCAAAATCGGTAGCTCAGGCTACGGCGCCCGAATCGGTAGCTCAGGCTACGGCGCCAAAATCAACGCTTCGGGTAAAGGATCTGTTGTGGCTTGCGCTGGTAGCGTGAAACGAATTGTCCTGGGTGAAAATGGATGCGCATCAGTTCCGTGGCATGATGGTAAGCGCACCCGCATTGCTGTGGCTTATGTCGGTGAAAACGGAATTGAGGCTAACACCCCTTATTGCGTAAACGACGAAGGCCAGTTCGTCAAGATTAATGAATAAACAATAGCGCCTTGTACCACTTGGGGGTTCGCCCCCTTTTTTATAAAGGGCATACGGTGCCTTTCATAAAAAACAAACGGAGAAGCCCATGATGAATTATGCCATCTCGGGCGGAACTTTCATGGGTTTCGCTCAGCATTCGCAATTATCCAATATCGTCGAGAACGTGAAAAAGGCGATTAAAAAACTTGTCGATATTCTAAATCAAAAAGGTGATCCCCTATGACATACACAAAGCGTCTTATTTCTGCATTAGGTCGCAAGGCTGCGCGCGAAAAAGATAGCGCCTTGTGGGATGTGATTATGGGAATGGCTAAGGCTAACGGGGGTGTTCGGTGAAGCAAGTAACTATCGAGATGTATCGCATGATTGATCCTGATGATGGCGTTAATAAAATTTTCGCTTTGAATGCTGAGAAAAATGAAGTGGCACCGGCGACGTATCGACATAAAGTAAAATGGTTAACTCCGAAAGGATTTGGAAATCCTGCCTTATGGTCTTTCATATCATGTGACTATTACGGAGGCATCAAAGCTATCCGCAATAGTCAACACATCTGGACGTACACTTTTACTGTGGAGGATTAAGCAGTGAATAACAGCGAAAAGATGCTCGATACCTACCTGAAAAATTACGCCAACGCGCCGGGGGAGGAAGACATTATCTCTCGCAATGCTGAATTTGTCGCATCGCGCCTGCGCGCTCCTGATTTTCTCGCGGTAATTAAATCGTCTGACCTGCTTAATGACAAGGAAGCTCAGAACGCCGTAGCGCAATCCGATTGGGCTGATGAGTATTTCAGTAATGTTATTTATGACATTGCCGTTCGGATTGCCCAAATGGAGCGCGCTAACGAGGTGGATACCGCGATTAACGATCCGAATCCGTATAGCGAGGTAGCATGATGCAACCAGGCATATACCCGTTCATCTCCAACCACGATTACCACCACGGATCCGGGATTAGCAAATCACAACTCGACCTGATCGCCGAGTGCCCCGCTCTACTTCCTTGGCAAAAAAACGCCCCTGTCGATGAGGAGAAAACAGGGGCGCTAGATTTAGGAACCGCCCTTCACTGCCTTTGTCTTGAGCCGGAAAAATTCGATAAGCGATATGCAGTGGCGCCTGTTGTGAATCGCCGCACCACCAAGGGGAAGGAAGAAGAAGCGGAGTTTATTGCAGAATGCGCCTCAGTGGGCATCGAGCCACTCTCAGCAGAGGATGCGGCCAAGCTGCGTATGATGTACGGAAGCGCGATGGCCCATCCTCTAGCGCGGTGGATGCTTGAATCATCCGGCCAGTGTGAATCCTCTATCTATTGGGAAGAAGATGAAACCGGCGTTCTGTGCCGGTGCCGGCCAGACAAAATCATCACCGATTTCCATTGGATGATCGACGTTAAGACGACTGCCGACATGGATAGATTCAGCCGCACATTCTACGACTATCGCTATCACGTTCAGGACGCTTTCTACACCGATGGATACAAGAGCCAGGTTTGCGAACAGCCCGTTTTTGCATTCCTCGTTGTCAGCACATCGATCAACTGCGGCAGATATCCGGTGAACGTCTTCATTCTTGACCAGCAGGCTAAGGACGCCGGGCGCGTCGAGTATCAGCGAAATCTACGCACCTATCGCGAATGCCTGGATTCAAACGAATGGCCTGGCATTAAAACCCTATCACTGCCCCGCTGGGCAAAGGAATTACGAAATGACCAATAACCAGCAGCCGCCGATCGCAACGGCAGATTTGCAGAAGGCACAGTCTCAGGCGCCAGCGGTAAAGCCAGACCAGAAGCTGATCAACTTCATCAACCAGCCCAGCATGAAAGGTCAGATTGCTGCGGCGCTTCCCCGCCACATGGCTCCCGATCGCATGATCCGAATCATCACCACGGAGATTCGAAAGACGCCTGCGCTTGCTACGTGCGACATGCAGAGCTTTATCGGATCCGTGGTTCAGTGTTCACAGCTTGGTCTTGAACCAGGCGGAGCATTAGGGCACGCCTACCTGCTCCCGTTTGGCAATGGCAAGGCTAAGTCCGGGCAGTCAAACGTCCAGCTAATCATCGGCTACCGCGGGATGATCGACCTGGCTCGACGTTCTGGACAGATTGTTAGTATCTCAGCGCGCACCGTTCGCGATGGCGACCAATTTCACTACGAATACGGACTGGATGAAACGCTAAAGCACGTTCCGGGCGATAACGAGTCTTCCCCTATCACCCACGTATACGCGGTCGCCAAGCTGAAAGACGGCGGCGTGCAGTTCGAAGTAATGACATTCAACCAGATCGAAAAGGTTCGCGGACAAAGCAAGGCCGGAAACAATGGGCCATGGCAAACACACTGGGAGGAAATGGCAAAGAAAACGGTCATTCGCCGCCTGTTCAAATATCTTCCTGTCAGCATCGAAATGCAAAAGGCCGTCATTCTCGACGAGAAAGCCGAAGCCAATATCGATCAAGAAAACGCCTCGGTGATTAGCGCCGAGTTCTCTGTGGTTGAAGATTAACGATTAACGCATGGCGGTAATGGCCGCCTTTGGAGTGATGATGAACAAGATAGACAAACAGGCGCTGCGTAGCGTTGCGGAAAATGCGACAGCCGGAGAATGGTGCACAGATTCCCACCTTGGCGTTATTGCCGATGCCGGGTTGAACGCCAATTACTATATAGCGTCTTGCTCAGGACCAGAGCATCGAGCCAATGCTCGTTACATCGCCGCGGCTAACCCTGCCACCATGCTAGCGCTGCTGGATGAAAACGAGGCTCTGGAGAAACGCGTTGTAGAGCTGGCGGAGGAAATAGCAAATCTAAAAGCAAAAGCCCTGTATTGGGACGCAGACAACACCGAATCGTCTTATGAAGACCCAGAAGATATTGCCAGCGCACTAGATCTTAATCCGGGTGATCATTTCTATGTTCAAGTGGCCTATCTCGACAAAGATAGGGAATACATTGTCAACGATGACGGGTCAGTGTCCTGCACTCAACTAGTTAATAGCTGCGCTGCTGGCGCAAGTAAGGGGGAGTGATGATCCACTATCACGGCGGCCCAATTACTCCAGATACATGCGCCATCAGAGCATGGAAAGGGCGACATGCTTTTATCTCGTTCGCGCACTCAGGACAAATTAATCTTGCTTCGGAATATTGCCAATCATTCGCACTGGATAACGGAGCATTTACTGCCTGGAAAGCATCTGGAAAAAATAAAATCGATTGGAGCGATTACTACGAGTTTGTATCTAGGTGGAAAAATCATCCAGGTTTCGATTTTGCAATCATCCCTGATGTTATTGACGGAGGAGAGGAAGAAAACGAAGCACTTATTGATGAATGGCCTCATGGTAAGTTCTTTGGTGTTCCTGTTTGGCACATGAATGAAAGTGACGAGAGGTTTGTCAGATTGTGTAATGAATACCCACGAGTGGCGATAGGATCGTGTGGAGACTATGACGTTAAACGACCTAATCTTTCTGTCTCTAGAATGAAAGATCTGATCCGCAATATTGTTGATTCCCACGGACAGCCCATAACGAAACTTCACGGATTACGTATGCTAAATCCTCTTATATTCACAAAGTTACCATTAGCGAGCGCTGACAGCACAAACGTAGCCAGAAACATCGGAATTGATAAGGCGTGGACTGGTTCTTATGCACCAGCCTCAAAAGAAACTCGCGCTGCATTAATGGTAGAGCGCATTGAATCGCATAACAGCCCAGGATCTCTCGCGTACTGCGAGAAACGTGACCGGTTCGACATGCAACTGCAATTAGCAGTGTGAGGACTAACCCATGACTGTAGAACTCACAGATAAACGTCGTAGTGGGAAGCGCATCATTACCAAAAAGCAGGCTCTGGCTGTTTCCGATTTGAAGGCCGGATACACGCTGGGTCATGCCGATGTGTCAATCATGAAAGAGCTGGCGCGCATCACGATGGCGTCACTGGAGGATTATCCAGCAGAGATAGACGAGCGGGCATCGTTCAACGCGTGGAATAACGAAGACAACCTTCCAATTGCAGGGGTTGGTGCGAAAAACGCTGCCTGGTTAGCATGGCAAGCCCGATCTCAATTGGCCTCTCTTCCATCGCCAGCGCCAGTGGTGCCGAAGAAAATGATAGCTGATCCAGAGGCTGATGTTATTGACCCTGGGTTTATCGCTGGCTGGAACGCCTGCCGCGCGGCCATGCTCCAGGCTTCCCTCCTCACCGGTGAGGATACCTCCGCCGAATTGCCAGAGCCGTGCCCGCGTTGTGGGTGTCGCAGTAGCCGTCCTAACGGTGAACACTACTGCCACCCGCTGGCACCAGCACCGCAGCAGGAGGTTAAGCGGTCGTGAAGCACATCATCCGAAACGCAAAATCAGACACAGAGAGAGCGGCCGCACAGGCCGCTTTGTCTAGGCATCAACAAACATTTGGAGACTATGGCGTACAGAAAAAGATATTCATCTATCGCGTTAAATTTTGTGGCGTAGTTATACCGGTAGATATCGTTAATCGCCGTAGCTCATATGTGGCTACGGTTCGCAATGGTCATATTGGATTGGGGAGAGTGTGATGAATTATGAGGAAATGAGTGATGCGCAGATTGCTGAGGCTGTAGTTAAGACTATCGAGCTTGACCTAGGCGAATACTGGATGCCAAGCGCAACCGGGCACGGTGTGGTGATAATCAATGACGACGATGACACCGTACGTACTTTCGACCCGTGCAACAACCCAGCCGATATGTGGCCGCTGATTGTTGAGAATGGAATAGTTGTCGCTCCTTATCGCAGCGCTACCCCCGAGGCATGGTCTACTGCTTTTGGGCTTGCTGCTAAGTTCCACGCGGAGAGCCAAAATCCCCTCCGCGCCGGTGCTATCGTGTATCTGATGATGAAGGAGGCCGGGAAATAATTACAATCATCGACGAAAATAATCTCGTTACCGAGGATGGGGTGGAATTGGTGGCTAAGGCGTGCGAACGATGCTACGGATGTTATTTTATTGAAGAGGAAAGTATATCAAATTGTATGCAGGTGCCATGCATATCTTATCATCGAAAAGATGACATCGCGGTAATCTTCGTGGAGAAAAACCCATGACACCAGATATTGAAAACGTGCTGCGCTCTACAGCAAAGAAAGTAATAAAAGAAATAAGAAGTCCAGGAAACACCCTCACCTACCGCCAACTCCTAGACAAACATATAGACCCGATAAAGCAAATCCTCCCCAGCAGCCCGGCGCCCTACCTCTGGCTTTCCTGTTACTGCATCAAGGTGCAAAATGAAATCTAGTCACTACATCGCTATCGCAAGGCTGCTTAAAGCAGCCTTTTTTGTTGTCATGACAATCTTATTCGTCAGTATTTTAATCGCATAACTTGCTGGAGTTTGCATGCTAACGATTGAACAATGGAACGAGCGTCAGCCAATACGGCAGTCCCTTGAGACAATTCGTCGGCATATCAGGGCGGGGAGGATTTACCCCGCCCCGGTAAAGTACGGAAGACGATGGATTTTTGATGAAAAGGCAACGCTGACCAGCGTGATATTCAGGCGATCACTTTTAGACAGAGTTAAGGAAGATGGCAAGACAAAGAAACCCAAAAAACCGAGACCTACCCCCTAACCTATACGAAAGAAATGGCTACTACTCATACCGGAACCCGGCCAATGGAAAAGAGTTCGGCTTAGGGAAAGATAGAGTGGCGGCCATATCCCAGGCCATAGAGGTTAACATCAGCCTTGCAGGTATCCCCATGACTCTCAAACAGCGCATTGAAATGGAGAAACACGTTACCGTTTCACAGTGGCGCTCCCAGTATATGCGCATATGTGGGGCTCGTGGGTTAAAGCAAAACTCAATGAAGGCCAAGGAGGCATATACGCGCATTATAGATGATGACATTGGGGAAATACTTCTCCGTAACGTGACAGTGAAGGATGTCGCCAGGCTGGCATCCAGATACACGGATGCCGGGAAGATGCGCGCGGCAAAAATATTCAGATCGGTAATGGTGGATTTTTTCCGTGAGGCTATCGCAAATGGTCATGTGACGACGAACGTCGCTACCGTCGTTCGCTCACCAAAGGCTACTGTGCTTCGCTCTCGGATGTCGCTAGGCGATTACCTGTCCATACTTGATCAAGCGAATAAAATCGCTCCTGAGTGGGTTTCGCGAATGCTAAAGACAGCCTTAATCACCGGCCAACGTCAAGCCGATTTATGTAATATGGATTACGGGGATATTCATGACGGCAAGTGGCATGTCAGGCAGGGAAAAACGGGGGCTAAAATTGCAATCCCCTTATCCTTATCGATAGCGGGATTTTTGCTGAGCGAGAATGTTCCTGATGGTGGGAGTGGGAAGGTTTTTGGGGATGGGGCGGAAAGCACAAAGCGAATAAGGCATTACTTCTTGCGTGCCAGGTGTGCAACCGGCCTATCGTGGGACGGGAACCCGCCATCGTTCCATGAGATACGAAGCCTGTGTGCCAGACTGTATGCAGAGGAACGCGGCGCGGAGTTCGCTAAAAAGCTACTCGGCCACAAGTCCATGGTGATGACTGATTTGTACCGTGACGAGCGAGGAGGATGGGTTGAGCTGTGATTTTATTTTGAGTGATAGTGAATTGAGGTTTTTATTGCACTGAATAATAAGCGGTTTTATTCATGCGTCACTATCGGAAAAATACCGCCGCCGAGAGCGCCGCTGAAGGTCGGCGACGCCCGACCGGAGGCGT